CATTTTTTTTTTTTTTTTTTTTTTTTTTTTTTTTTTTTTTTTTTTTTTTTTTTTTTTTTTTTTTTTTTTTTTTTTGCAAATTTTAATTAAGAATGGTTATCATCTGTTTTGTTTAAAATCAATGACTTACAGAATCGGTCCTAGGGTTGTGAGGGTTGTATACCCTTTTTATTATTTTTTTAAAATTTTTTTAAAAAGAGCGTAAGCATCTGGAAGGGAGTAAATAAGCCTCGCAACCCTAGGACGTAACGCAACATTTCTTAAAATAGGGCGATAAACCCTTGATTTTGCATTATTATAAGTATGAACAAATATGCGTATCAAATACAAGGAGCACTAGAAAGCCCAATGGGCAAATTTCTAGGGCTGCGTATTTTGGTATGCAACGTAGATTTTTTGGATATGGTCGATGTACCTGTAGAGGTATTAGATGATGAAACCACCAAATATTTACAATTTCGTCTTAACATTACCGCAGAGGCACTAGACATTCAGCGCCTTCCAGTTGAAATACAAAATAGGATAAGAGCGCCGTTAGGGCGTTGGCTAGACCGATGGGTCCTAGATAATTTTTATGGCAATAACCGAACAAACAAAAGTATTAACCCTTGACTGGTGGAAACCAGCAAACAAATTGGTAAAAGGCGATTATGTTTTTGACCGATGTGGAAAATTGGTTAAAGTAACCCTTGTTCAAGAATACAGACAAGAAGAATGTTACGAAGTAACTTTTAACGATTACCTTACAGTTTGTGGTGATTTAAAACTTGGGTTTCCAATAGAAGACCTTAAATACCGAAAAAGGTTAGACGAATACAAAGGTTTGTTTAAATTTCGGCGCCCGCTTAAACATTACACTGTAGCTAACCTTTTAGAATTTTCGCTTTTAAGTGAACGAAACCGGTTAAATTACTCTGTCCCTACCACACAACCATTGCAACTCCCCCACCAAGATTTACCTGTACCGCCTTTTGTGTTTGGCTTTTGGTTTTTTAACAGAAAAGCAAACCATGTATTTAACGCCCCCTCTGGAAAACATGATGAGGTTGCTGAAAAATTTAAAGATTATGGTTACAAAGTAAAAACAGGCAGAAAAAGACCGGGCGGTCGTATGGAGTTTACTGTTTTTCCTACCGTTGAGTCGCAACTAACCCCAAACATACCTAACAAAATTACACAAAATTATTTACTTGCAGCCCCAGAACAACGACTAGAACTATTGTCTGGTGTAATGTTGGCTAAAAGTGCGCAATACAATCCAAAAACAGATTGGTTTCGTGTTACATCTCGGCATTTTCCAACAATTGCAAGGATTCAAATGTTAACGGAATCACTGGGCATAAAAGCAGCAATTCAAAGCAATCAAAAATTACAAAATTACACCATTAGTTTTAAAACTCGGCACAAATTAATCAACAACCAAACATCCCCAGAATTAAAAGTACATCATGCGCGTCGGTTTGTAACTAAAATTACTAAAATCCAAGCTCAAATGTGCGTGCACATTGAAACTAACTCATCAGACAACACAATTCTTGTAGGGGAAGGTTTTATACCATGTCGTTAACCCCACAAGAAGAACAATACATTTCTAAATTTATAGAAAACCGCAAACATTGGCCAAAACCAATGCTAGATTTGGTTACTTGGCAAATCAGATGGAAAAAACAAGCCCTTCCGCATCAAAAAGAACCAGAAGACGGTGAGTATGATACGTTTCTTATGCTTGCTGGCCGTGGATCGGGTAAAACGCACACTGCTAGCCATTGGATTGGTATTCGCGCTGCTACCTATGACAACACACGCTGGCTTGTCACCGCCCCAACCTCTAACGACATACGAGCAACTTGTTTCGAAGGAGATTCCGGACTCCTTAATATTATCCCAGCTAGCCTTATTCGAGACTATAACAAATCCCTGTTTGAAATTACCCTTATTAACGGATCTATCATTCAGGGAATCCCTGCTTCTGAACCAGAACGCTATCGTGGTAAACAATACCATGGGGCTTGGTTTGATGAGCTATGCGCATTCGACTACATTGACGACGCCTACGATGGTGTACAGTTTACCCTTCGTCTTAAAGATGCCCGCATTCCTCGAGTGCAACAAATCATCACCACCACGCCTAAACCTAAAGAACTTATTGTTGACCTTAACGAAGGTAAAGTTGGTGGAGACGTATATGTAGCAAATGCGTCTTCGTACGACAACAGGGCAAACCTTTCTGAAACATTTTTTAAACAGTTAGAAACATACAATGGCACCGATATTGGTCGCCAAGAGATTTATGGGGAAATTCTTGACCCAGAAGCCGCCGGCATTATCAAACGCAAAATGTTTAAAATGTGGCCGGCCAACAAACCAACCCCAACGCTTGAATACGTAATTGCTAGTTACGATCCAGCAACTTCTGAAAAAACTATGAATGACCCAACGGCTTGTACAGTGTGGGGTGTGTTTGAACGTGAAGACGCCGGGACTTGTGTTATTTTGTTAGATGCTTGGGACCACCATCTTTCTTACCCAGAATTGCGTAAAAAAGTTATTGAAGATTTTAAAGAGGTGGTATACGGTGCTGATAATGATTTTGCTAAAGGTAAAAAAGCAGACCTTATTTTAATGGAAGATAAATCCGCTGGTATTTCGCTTATTCAAGAATTACAAAGTGCTCGGGTTCCAGTTAGGGGATACAACCCCGGAAGAGCAGATAAAGTACAACGTTTGAACATTGTTGCCCCCCTTGTTGCTAAAGGCAAAGTGTTTATTCCAGAAGATTCTAAACTTAAAGGCGAATACGCAGAATGGGCAAAACGCTTTTTACGCCAAGTATGCTCATTTCCAGAAGCCGGCGGTCATGATGACTATGTAGACTCATTATCCCAAGCTTTACGTGTTCTTAGGGATTCTGGTTGGTTGCAACTAGATCCTTTGCCGGCACGCGATTATGACTACGCAGATGACGATTACGGCAAAAAATTTGCCAATCCATACGCTCAATAGGGCGGATTATACTCAATTGTTGCATTATTATAATTAGAATGAATCTTTTAAAAACTCCAAAAGAAAAGCTTATGGAAGAAGCTGGCGCTAATCCAGCAACTCCCGGTTGGCTAAACACACCTAAACAAATGCTCAATCAAGAGGCAGGCATTACGCCCGCCATGGCTGATGGAGGGTCAAGCACCCACCCATCTGGAATGACACCACAAGACATGTTAGCGTATTTAGTAGCATCTGGCCATTTGCCAGAACATTACGCCACTGGCGGAACAATTCAAAACATGGCAACACAATCTGCGTTAACTTTACCGGGAATGGGTGAAGAACTGTCAGACATTGGTTCTGACATTGCAAACAAAAAATATACTTCTGCCGCACTAAAAACAGGTTCAGCAGGATATTCTGCATTTGCGCCATTAACACCACTTACCGCATTGCTTTCTTTAATAACACATTCCCCACAAGCGGGTGCAGGTTCTACGATTGATGAATGGCGCGCCGCAGAAGAATTAAAAAAAAATCCACCAAAAGAACAACAAAACCAAAAAAAGCAACATTCTCTTTTGTATCAAAAAACAATGGGCTTTAATAAATAATGGCAAACCCACAACTACCAATTCAAACCGGCGCTAATCTTCCGGGGCTTGAAACTGAAGAAAATATTCAAGAAGCCCAAATGCAAGACGCAGAAATGGACATGTATGAAGAAGCACTTGGTTTAGAAGCTGCAGATGTTGAAGAAGAAGTAATTGAACTAGAAGATGGTTCTGTGGTTGTTAATTTTAGACCAAAAGAATCTCCAAACCAAAATCCCGAGTTTTACGCAAACTTAGCGGAAACGTTTGACGAAAGCATGTTACAAGCGCTTGCGTCTGAATATTTAGATTTAATTGACGTTGATCAAGAATCACGTTCACAACGCGACAAACAATACGAAGAAGGTCTTCGTCGTACCGGCTTAGGAAAAGACGCGCCCGGAGGCGCAACATTTGACGGCGCTTCCAAAGTTGTCCATCCAATTATGGCAGAAGCCTGTGTTGACTTTGCAGCGTCATCCTCCAAAGAATTATTGCCACCCGATGGAATTGTTAAATCAAACATTAAGGGTGAAGCAGATAGAATAAAACAAGAAACGGCTGATCGTAAAGCTGATTTTATGAATTGGCAGTTAACGGAACAGGTTCCAGAGTTTCGTGATGAAATGGAACAGTTGCTTACGCAATTGCCATTAGGTGGGTCTCAGTTTCTTAAATGGCGTTTTGATTCAGAACAAAAGCGCCCTACTTGCGAATGGGTGCCAATTGATAACATCTATTTGCCATACTCATCAACAAATTTTTACACGGCACAACGCGTAACTGAAGTACAAGACATTACAGAAGATGTATTTATCCAACGCGTAGACACTGGTATTTATGTTGATATTGATTCAACATACACTTCTGATGCCCCGCTTACAGAACAAACACGCTCACAAGAAGCCAATAATAAAATTGAAGGAAAACAAGAGCCTTCTAAAAACGTTGACGGATTGCGTCGTATTTACGAAATTACTTGTTTTTTGCGTCTTGATGACGACAACGAAACTAATGGTGCTAGAGCGCCGTATATTTTAACTATTGACGAAACAACGTCTAAAGTTCTTGCTCTGTATCGCAACTGGGAATGCAATGATGATAAATTTGAAAAACTGGATTGGTATGTCGAATTTAAATTCATTCCTTGGCGTGGAGCTTACGCTATTGGACTTCCTCATCTTATTGGCGGCCTTTCTGCTGCTCTTACCGGGTCTTTGCGTGCTCTTCTTGATGCTGCTCACATCAACAACAGCCAGACAATGCTTAAACTCAAAGGTGGACGCATTGGTGGGCAATCAGACAGAATAGAACCAACACAAGTTGTAGAAATTGAAGGTGCCCCCGGAGTAGATGACGTTCGCAAGATTGCCATGCCAATGCCGTTTAACCCACCGTCAAGCGTATTGTTTAGTTTACTTGGTTGGTTAACAGACGCAGCTAAAGGTGTTGTTACAACATCTGAAGAAAAAATTGCTAATGCTAATGCAAACATGCCTGTAGGCACTACGCAAGCATTAATTGAGCAAGGCGCTAAAGTATTTTCTTCTATTCACGCTCGTTTGCACCGCAGCCAAGCAAAATCATTAGCTATTATTTCTCGTCTAAATCATTGGTATTTAGAGGAGATGGATAACCAATCTGGCGCTGAAATAAAAGTACGCGACTTTGCGGCTAACTCAGACATTCGACCCGTTTCAGATCCTAACATTTTTTCTGAAACTCAACGAGTTGCACAAAACCAAGCATTGTTGCAAATGGCAACTTCCGCTCCTCCCGGAATGTTTGATTTAAGAGCAATTTACCGCCGAGTCATGCAACAGCTTAAAATTCCGTCAATTGACGAAATATTGCCAAATCCATTAGGGGCAAAAGAATCTAACCCAGCGTTAGAAAACGTTTCTATGACTATGGGCCGTGCAGCTGCTGCATATCCAGATCAAGATCATATTGCACACATTAAAATTCACTTAGCATATGCAGAAAACCCAGCTTATGGTGGCAATCCAGTTATTGGGCCTGCTTTTGCACCACATGCTTTGGAACATATTAAGCAACATTTAACATTACATTATTTGCAATCTATGCGCGCATACGTAGCGCAAGCATCTGGTGGGCGCGATACTTTAGAATTACATCAAGAAAAACCATTGGATATTGAATCACAACAAGCTCTTGCGTTGGCGTCGCAAATGGTTTCTGAAGACGCGCAACAAAATCTTGCCCAATACGTTCAACAAATTCAAGCGTTGTCACAAAAAGTTGCTCAAGCCCAACAAACACAACAACAAAATATTGCGGCCAGTGATCCAACAGCCCAAGTTATTCTTAAAACTCAAATGGCTGAGACAGAACGAAAAGCTGCTGAGTCTCAAGCTAAAATGCAACAACAAGCTGCTAAAGATAAGCAAGACTACGAATACAAACTTGCTGAAATGCAACGCAAAGTGGCAGAATTACAAACTAAATACCATACCCAAACTGTGGTTGACGCTAATAAAAATGCAACTCAAATTGCTATGGCAGACATTAATAATGCCTCGCGTGAGCGTGTTGCTACTATTAACGCCAACGCGGCTTTAAGCCAAGATCAATTAGCTATGGCCCATGAACAAAACCAGACCGCTATGGAAGCATCCCAAGCAGCACAACAAGAATTACGGTCACATGGATTAGAAATTGAAAAACGAGCATTTGAGCAACAAGCACAACAAGTTCAACAGCAAATAGGCGCCCAGCAACAAGCCCAACAAACTAGCTTAGAACACGCGGCGGCAATGCAGCAAAACGATCAAATGCATCGACAAGCACTAGAACAACAAACAGCAGCGACACCACAACCAACAATTCCCCTACAAGGACAATAAAATGGCAAAAAACCCACAAGACGGCGGCGAATTAGGCTTTCGTAAAACATACAAAATGACAGGAACACCCGGAAACGCAGGTGGCCCCGGACAAAAAGTAGAAAACGGACCATCTGGTTCTAAGCGTCCTAATAACGCAGTGAAGGGCAAACCAGCCCGTTCAAGCAAAGTTGGACCAGATAAAAACCTAAATGATATTGGCGGTGGCAATTTCTACTAATTTTTAGGGCGCCTTGCCTTAAAAATTTGTATTATTGTTTATATGAAAGACTTTATTTCTGAAATTATTGCGCGAACGCGCGATGAACAAGCAAAATTGGCGGATACTCTTACCGCAGGAAATAATGTCAATTCTTTTGAAGATTACCAGCGTTTAGTTGGTAGATTTGAAGGATTTAAAGCGGTTCAAGACATTATTGATGAAATTTTAAGAGAGGACGAAGAAGACGACCTGTAAAGGTCATAGGAGATTGCCGAATGGCATTTGATTTAAGTAGTAGGGACGAGCCAGATACAAGATCAGAACTAGAATGTTTTCCTGAAATTGATCATGGAATTGAAGTTGCTGGAGACCGTGTTTTAGTACAACTAAGACGTGAAAAATCAACCAGCAAAGGTGGCATCATACTAGTAGATGAAACCAAGCAAACGTTACGTTTCAATGAGACTGTAGCTAAAGTACGCCAAATTGGCCCTCTAGCATATAAGTCGCCAGATGACTTGAAAGATTGGATCGAAGGTCCATGGTGCCAAGTTGGCGATTTGGTT